CTACTGGCATCGTATGGCCCAAGAGCAATGGACTATCTCTACCCGACCTAAACACTGTTGCTGGTAGCTCCCCTGATGAAACCATCACTGTGACTTTCCAGGAGGATGATAGTCTCCAGTTCCCCTTAATTTTGGCTGCTCAGGCTAGTGTTGTGGGAACCGTTGGATCTAGTACTGGCCTAAAGTTCACTGCTTTGACTCCTGGGATTGCCATGAATGGTAAGACAGTTCAGCTAGTCGGTGGTGGCCCTGGAGCCGATGGAGCCGCCGCTCTCTCTGTAGTTGGTAGCGCACTAACCATCAACATCGTAAGCACCACTGGCACCAGAACTTTGGCTGACATCGTTGCTCTACTGAACACCTTCCACACCAACACCTTGACTGGTGGTAGCGAAATCTTTGCTACCCTAACCGGGGCCGTAAGTGCTTCTGCTCAGGCTGTGGCTACTGCTGCTCTAACCCTAGCTGGAGGAGTGGATATTTATCCAACTTCTTACGCTCTTCGTTACAAGGTCACCTCTTCTAAGGTTTCCGGTAGCCGCACTGGTGGAGCCACCACCCCAGGTTACCCCAACTACATTACTGGTGGAACTCCTGTTGGGGCTGATGGTTACCTAAATCAGACTTTCGTGGACGCTACCACTGGAGTTAAGTTCACCCTAGTAAACCCCGCTGATGCCCTCAGCTACGGCTACACTTCGCTACCCTCTCCTTCTTACCACTACCGTCCAGGTGACACCCTCACCTTCATTGTGAATAAGGCTACGGCTCGTTACACCTCTTCTACCCCAATTATTGCCATCCCTGGCCTAAAGGTCAAGGTTGTCTCTACCTACGGAATGAGAGATTCTAACGGTGGACTAGTGCTACCTGATACCAACATCATCACCACCTATAACAAGTCTGGTAACGAGCCCTCCATCGGTGACTACTACTATGTGACCTTCGCTGTGGCTAAGACTGATCTAGACCTAGCTCTTAAGCTCTACAGCAACCCTGCTGATGCGTATGCTCAGTATGGTGATCCAACCCCCAGCAACAAGCTCTCGCTAGCTGCTCGTCTATTCACTCAGAATGGTGGACAGATTTTCGGTTGCATCCAGGTTCGCAAGGACACTGGGCTAGAGACTGCTTCTGACGCCTCTTTCATGACTGCCATCTCTTCGTTGGCTGCTCCCCTACCCGGTAGCAATCGCAAGGCTGACATGATCCAGCCCCTAAGCACCTCCCCTGTGGTTGTGCAGTACCTAAATCGTCACCTCCTAACCCAGTCTTCTCAGCGTAATTCTGGTGAAGCTACTTCGGTCTACGGATTCGACTTCTACGCTACTTCTGACAGCATGAGAAACTCTGCTCGTTCCGTCAAGTCCGATAGACTAACTGGAATGGCTGTTCCTGGAGCAATCCTACAGCTAGACATCAATGGTAAGTCTGCTGAGTACGCAGTCGGTGGAGAAATGGTTGCCGCTGCCATGGCTGGTGCCATCATCAACCCCGCAATTGATGTGGCTACCACCCTAACCAGACAGAATCTAGTCGGTTTCAGCCGCCTAACTAAGCGTTATGATGATCCTACCTTGGACCTCATGGCCGCTGACGGTCTAACCTGCCTAACTGAAAATGGTGGAGCCTTCCAGATCCGTCACTGGGTCACCACTGATAGCTCTTCTGTTCTAAAGAGAGAGCCTACCAGCCGCTTGATTGTAGACTACACTCGCCGCCAAGTTCGCAAGAACCTAGATCAGTTCATTGGTCGCAAGCTTCTACAGACTGCCTTGAATTCTATCTCCATCGTCACATCCTCCACCTTGACCACCTTGGTTTCTAACGAAATCATCGAAGGATACAAGAATCTTGTGGTAACCAAGGACGCTGCTGACCCAACGGTTGTGCATGTCGCCTTCGCCCTCAAGCCCATCTTCTCCTTGCTCTGGATTGATGTCTCGCTAACGGTTTCTACTTCCTTATAATTAGAGGCATTGATGACTTTGACTGGTTTTGTATACCTGATCCACAATACGCTTTCAAACAAGGCGTATGTGGGTCAGACTACAAAAAATCCCCCTGAACAAAGGTGGAATCAGCATCGTAGGCAAAGTGAAAATAAACATCTTCGTCACGCTATTAAAAAATATGGTGATAGTGTTTTTGAATTTTTGATTCTTGATAAGATTGAATCTTCAACTTTAATTGATTTAAAGCAAATCCTTACTATTTATGAAAATGGGTGGATTCAATCAATGAAACTTGCAGGACTCCCACTCTATAATTTACGAGAAGCCGCTGAGTCAAATAAAGGGTTAAAATATTCGGAAGAATCAAAACTTTTGATGTCTCGCGTTAAGATCGGGAAGCCCTCAGGAAGAGCCGGAAGTCGTTGGACGGAAGAGCAAAAGCTCCGTGTTCAAGGAAAACCATCTCCCACTAAAGGCAGGGTTATGTCTGAGACTCAGAAATTAAAAATTTCTGAGTCTAAAAGAGGGAAAGCTAACCCCCATGGACCATCTCCCATCAAAGGTAGGAAATTACTAGTGATTGATGGAAAAAGACATTATATTCCGAAAGAAGTAGCCTAATGCGCTTACACCCAGTAATACAACATCTAAATTCAGTCGTAACTGTCACCCTACAGGCCAGTTTTGTAGGTGATTCTACCGATATTACAGACAAGACTAGGATTGCAGCTTATGGTGATCCTCAGGTTAATATGGCTGGAACTTTTGTTGATCCAGTTGGGGGAACCTTTACTTTTGCCTTCCCAGTATCCGATTACATCAAGGGTGTGACCTCTGAATTATCTAGCAATTCGGTACGATTCATGACTCAGCTTCCTGCAACGGTAGTCGGTCAAGCCCCTGCTGTTCAGGGTGCCTTGGAATGTGTGACGAGTGACCCAATTCTAGCTGCCACAGCTTGGGTATCAGTAATGGATACTCGTATCTCCGCTGCCATGGCTACCTTGAGAGCCAAAACTCCCTCTCAGTTAACAACCCTTCCTGATGCAACGGTGTAAAATGAAATCTAGCATGATGAGAAAACGAGCTATCTCCGAAGTGGAATGTCCAGATTGTGCTGCTAAAGGCACTCCTTGTGACAAGCACAATCTTACTGTTAGAGAACTAGACTTACCTGAAAAGGTCAGTGGAGCATCAAAAGAATACGAACTTGATAAGACCTATCAAGAAAAGGACGCTGCTGGTCCAAACATCTCAAAAGCTATTCTTGACTATGTTAAACAGAAGAGAATGGCCCTAGCTGATACCCTAAATAAGCGTGGAGAGAACGCTCTCGCTGCTCAGGTTGTCACCGATCTACATAACACAGTTCCAGGTGCAAAACAAATGAACACCGGAATGTTAGCTGGAGTGATTGCCAAGTACCTTGTGCAACTCACCCAAAAATCTATGAATGAGAAGATCGTTGCACCTTTCAGCGACAGCCAATTCCTTCAGGAAATTGAACCTATTGTTGATAGAAAGCAGTCCTCTCTTGAGGAAGACAAAACTGCCCTCTTACTCCCAGGTGTGATTGACAGCAAGGTCCATAGTGATATGGCTAACCTTGCTTACGAATGGCACAACGGAGGCGGCTCGGCTCTGTATGAGTTTGCTTCTAATGACGGACATATCCCAGAAGAAAGAGTCCCACAGCTTCTCAGTGAAATTGATCACTGCATCAATGTAGTGTCGGCTGATCCTGACTCCTACGATGCAGAGGATAAAGAGAAACTTGAATTTCTAAAGAAGTATGTAAGCGACTTTCACGGAACCCCACAGAAAAAGGAAACACCAATGGCTCAAGACCACAACAAACTATCTAACCTGAAACTCGCCGCAGAAGGTGGAGCCGAAGAAGAAGAAGCAACTGAAGAGCAAACCTCAGTAGATTCCTCCATTGTTGCCCTCCTTGAATCCGCTAAGAATGAGTGGACTGGCCTAGGTGATCCCGTTAACCCTGCTACTTGGCCTAAAGAAGTTGAAAGAGCTATCCTCGCCCTGAATGACGCCATTGTAAAAGCTATTGAATCTACTCAGGCTAAGCTAGCTGAAGGTGACTTCTACTCCAAGAATGTGGATGAAGGTGTGGATTCTGTTGGTGGTGGCTCAGCTACCGGAATTGGTGATCTAAACATCGCTCCCGCTGAACCCGAACTAAATGATGAACTTCCCATGGAAGAAGGCCCTGTGGATAACAAGGCCCTAGTGGGAGATAAGAAGTCCTCCAAGAAAGCCTCCTCTGACATCGGTTCTACTGAGACCAAGAAAGCTTTGAAGTTTACTCAGGATCTAAGTGAAAGAATTGCCGGGATATTCTTTGATTACAAGAAGACCGTAGAGGTCGCCAACAACTCTTCCCTAGTGAAGTCGGCTGGTGAGGATATGGTTCGCTTAAAAGTCAAGCTCAATGAAGTTGAAAAGGTCTTGGACAAGCAGCTAGATGTCCTATCCCTAGCCGAAGACTCCATTGAAGACGCTAAGAAGCAGCAAGCCAAGAAGTCCTCTAAAGAGTGTGCTGATGGGTGCTGTGGCAAGTGCAAAGAGGGCGAGAAATGCGATTGCTCCTCGGGTAAGTGCGAATGCAAGAAAGCCTCTAAGGTAGCCAAGCCCTCATGCAGCAAGTGTGGAGAAGCCTTCACTCCTGCCAAGCCTGACCACAAACTCTGCCCTTCATGTCATACATCCAAAAAGAAAGCTTCATTATTTATGGGCCTAACTCTTGCCTCTGAAGAGTAATATGGCAGAAATACTGGAGTTATCTGGAATTTATCAAATTAGAAATTTGGTAAATGGAAAACTCTACATAGGGTCCACTGGAGGGTTAGGAGAGAGGTGGAATACCCATCTTAGGCTGCTTAGGCGAGATAACCATCATTCCTGGAAACTCCAAAAAGATTTCAATGTTTATGGAGAGAGCTTGTTTGAGTTTAACCCACTAATTATATGTAAAGAAGTAGATTTAGCCTTCTTTGAGCAGAGGGCCTTAGAGATTTTTGATGTAGTGGCTACTGGCTACAATATAAGTAGTGATACAGAAGCTCCAATGAGAGGTAGAAAGCATTCAGCAGAGTCCAAAGAGAAAATAAGCAAGGCAGGTATGGGAAACCAGTATGCTAAAGGTAGTAAAAGTAGAACGGGACAGAGTAATAGCGAAGAGCATAGAAAAAAGCTCTCTACTTCACACATGGGTAAAAAGCGAGACTCAGAATCTATTAAAAAATCTGCCGATGCCCTCAGAGGAAAACCTGGAACTCCTCATACAGATGAAGCAAAGGTTAAATTATCGGCTATTCACAAGGTTATCCAAAGTCAGAGGACGGAGCATCCTATGACCGGAAAGCAGCATTCTGAAGCAACAAAATTGAAAATGTCCTTAGATAGAAAGGGCAAGCCAAAATCCGAAGAACACAAACTAAAAATAGCACAGAGTTGGGTTAGAAGAAAAGCCCTAACGGAAGTGAAATAAATAAATGAAATTTTAATCTCTAAGAGAGAAGAGGGGTAATACCATGGCAGATTCATATCTTTATAAGCAGGGGGCTTCCGCCCAAACCAAGAGCGTGGTTAGCTCCAGATTCAAGATTTACAGCCATGTAGTCGGTGTCGGTAAGTTTGTCAAAATGGGTGTGACCACTTCATTCAATATCTCGGAGTCCAAGAATGTGGACACTATTCGTGGACTAGGGTATGGGGATCAGATTGCTGAACTCGTTCCTGGTGTGACCCAGCCAATGTCGTTGACGATTAATCGTCACGCTCTATACCTAGCCAATATTCAACAGATGTTTGGTTACAAGGCTGGCGCTTCTGGCCTCGTCCGTTCACTCAAGCATCACAAGTGGCCCTTTGATATCAAGACCGAAATCGTGTTCTCTGAGCTAGCCTCTGAAGATCCAAATGTCGGCGCTGCTATCAGAGCCGATGTCCCCAATGAAGGTGGCCTCAATAATCTAGGTAACCCTGGCCTATACGCTGTAGTGACCGTGTACCTCGGCTGCTGGATGACCAACTATTCCACCGCTTATCAGGTTGAACAAGCCGCTGTTTCCGAAGATGCCACCGTGATGGTCTCTGATATCGAAGATGGCATGGGTTCTGTTTACGGTGAGTTCATCGACTCCGGCCTAAACTCCGGCGATGCCACTGGACGCTCCCTAAGACTCTCCTAATCCAATAGGAGCATGAAATAGCCACCCACCTAGGGTGGCTATTTTTATAAGAAAACGAACTATTTGATTATTCTAGTGAGAGTGTATATGGAACCCGAATTCCTAAAGGTAGACGCAACTGATATGGAAGACACTGGTCTTCCCAGAGAAGCACCGTTCACAAAAGAGGAGTGCCAGATCCAATCCTCTCTTCTTAAAAGGAAGAGTGCTGATGCCTTCAATGACGAACTATCTAGAAAATACCCTTACTATGATAAGACATACCAGACTGCACCAGGAAGGGATGGTGGTAACCCATTTGCTTCAAGAAGAAATGAAGAGGATGCTCTTCCAACTGAAGCAAGCCCTCAAGTGGCACCTCATAAATTTGAGCGCACAGAGAAAGAGGATAAGTGGATGGAAGAGATGGGTGTGAAGAAGAGCGTTCACCACAAAGACCCAGACCAACAACCACCCCGCGAAGACCTAAGAGATTATGGTTCTGAAGAAGTTGAAGAAGAGTTAAACAAAGAGAATGGAATTGACCCAGACTATAGGGTGCAATCGGCTCTTTTGGAGCGTAGCTACAACCATATGGCCCATAAGGGTAAGTCAGCCGCCTTAGTGGTCAAGACCTCCTCTCTGAAGGGAATTCTAGCTAGTGTAAAGGTTCATGACCAGTGCCTTATCATGAATATTGATAGAAATAAAGCTGCAAATTTGGAATTTACTCCTTCCCGAATTGCTAAACTTGAAAATGAAATCTCTAAGGCATTACAGGTCAGAGCAAAGTATTCCCACTTCTTGGTGAATTCAGGCTTTGATGGAGTAGCTCTGGAGTTTTTACTATGCTAAAGAAAACCGCAACCGCATTACTTGTCGATCCCGTTTACTCGGTTACTGAGTGGGAGAAGCTTCATGGAAGAAAGGCATTTGGTCACAAAAATGCCTCATTTTCCAAAATAGCTGGAAACACCACCAATTACCT